CGCCTTTAGGACCTTGCGGACCGATTGGGCCTTGTTCGCCGTCTTTTCCGTCTTCACCTTTAGGACCTTGAGGCCCAGTATCACCTTTAGGACCTTGAGGACCTTGTGGTAAGCATACAGTGTATGGAGAAGAATGGTACATTTGTTCTTTTGCATGTTCATAGCGAACTTGACGTTTACGTTGAACGTCATCCGCTTTGCATTCGTATTCAAAAGCCATTAAATTTTCCTTTTATTTGTTAACAAATTTAAAAGTTTGCAATTACGCAATTCTACACTATAGTGTAAACTTGCAACAATTGCAAGGTTACTAACTCGGAAAAGTTAGTATAACTCGAAATGAGGACCATCAATGAAAGCTTTCTTTCCAAGCTTTCTTCGTTCCGCGGAGTACTCATTTACAAGATCTTTAGGGGATTTGCTGGTGTCGTTTAACACAGCCCAAGCGCCACCCCAACGAACTCTAACCCCAAGCTCTTTAGCTGCGGCGCTCACCGCTTCTACGATTGGGTAGAATTTTGCTAAATCCCACGAAAGAGGATATGGTGCCACGTCAACCGCATGGCCAAATCCATCTTCTTGTTTGATATGGTTAGATTTTAGAGTTTGGGTTAATTTTTTCGCTAATAATTCTTTTTGACGTTCTAGCGTTCTTACCCCCTCCGTAATGGAGAAGTCTTGGCTAGATTTTTGAATGGCAAGGTTCATCACTTTGACTAAATCTGGATGAACACCTTGCAATTTTTGAATTGAAGATTTGCCGAATTGATAGGCCATTTGAGAATACCTCTGTAAAAAATTACACTATAGTGTATTATTTTATTGTTATTTTATATTTAAAGAATGATCCAATCGATTAGATATTCAAAGTAATCGTATCAATGATGTACTCTTTAGATCTTGGTTTGTACATATTTCCATACAATGTAAATCCAAATTCTACCATTACTTCGTTATTCGAAAACTGGTCGATTTCTGGCGGTTCGAAGGTAACAGAATCTAATTGTAAGCGAATACTGGATTCTTGTTGCTCTTCTACCATTTTGAAGGTATAGAATGGATTGAAGAAGCTCGCGACTTGTTCCACCAACATCATCGCATCATTCATTCCGCGCGTCACCAAGTTCAAACGAACTGCAATATTGTACGGGCTTGGGGCACTAGTCATATACGCGAACGCGTTCTTATTGGTTAAGCTTTGCATCGTTAGTTCGCGTTGGACCGCGACGTTTTTGTTGTTTTGACGATTGGCATCATAAGTCATAGAATCGATGACAAGGCTTGCTCTTGGTAAAAAGTTAGTATTACCGTTCATCAATTCAGCGAATTCATGCTCTTCGATAGTTAAGAGCTTTTCACGGTTACCATAAAACACCGGGAGTTTTCTTTGATAAACTTTACCACTCGCGAGATATTCTACTCTTAAATTGCTAAAGAATGCCAACATCCCAGCTACATACTTACGTATAGTATTTGGATGCTGTTCTAAATGATCCTGCTCTTTAGTCTCGGAAGTTTCCGCGGACGCGGTTGATTCCGAATTTTCCGCAGATCCGAGACTTTGGAGACCGTTATACTTCAACAATTCGATCGTAGTCGAATCTTGGCCAATTTGAATTCGGGTGTTGAAAGCGTTCTTTGGTTTCGAAACTTTCTTGACACAAAATTCTTTATTACCAGATAATTCTTTATCTCTTTCCTGATCTAATCGTTGGATGTTTCTGGTAATGTCGTTTAACTGATTATCTAAATCCTGGTCAAACGTTTGTTCTGCGTAATTCCAGCTTGGTTCCAAATTTGAATCGCTTAGCTTTTTCTCAACCTTGAGATAGCTTCTAGGATTTTTCAATTCCGGTTTGTTGCAATCCGCTTGTGGATCTAGAGGTGAACAAAAGTCTTTGCAGTCTACGGCTACGCCGTTATTCGCTACTGTCGTTGTCATTTCGGACCTCTTAAACGATTGATGATATCTGCAGTGGAAACGTGCGATTGATCTTCAATATTCAACACATTGGTAGTGTGCACAGTATGTGGGGTATTGGATTGATTGATCTTCGTCAAATTAACCAAGATGGTAGAAATTTCTTTATAAGATTGCATAAACAACTTAACGCTTTCGATTTGAGCTTTGTTTAATTCGCTGTAAGCGGAAACTAACAAGGCGCGGGATTCCCCTTCACTTAAGACCAATTCTTCCGTTACACTTTCCAAAACTCTTCGGGAATTTTGAGTAGTTTCGCGAAGCATAGCTCGCATATAACAGAAGTCTTCGATCATCGCCTGTACGTCTACGACGTCCGCAGCGATTTCAGTAACTGGGGCTAACGCCTTGCTGACCGGTTCCTCCGGGTTATCGGAGTCACCAGTAATTAATTGCCCTTCAATTAGAGCTGGTGTTTTCGGAGTAACCAAATACGACTCGAGTTCTTCCGTTGTAGTTAAGATATCTTCCGAGATCTCAACATTCTTGGTAAGCTCTTGAGTAATTTTGTTCATCTTGCTGGTAAGGTGTTCAAACTTCTCTATATTCATCCAATAAAGGTTATGTTTATTATAATACAAATATTTATTAAAATAAAAACCTCGAAATTCTTTCGAAAATCGAGGTTCTACACTTTAGTGTAATTTTCAAATATTAATCAATCGGGTAACGATTATGAAGATCGGTATAACCGCCGATGTAGACATCGTTCAATAAAACTACCGGAACGGTACGAATTGGATGATTAGCCACTTTTGATAACTCTTCCGCTGTCCAACCCAATTCTTGGTAGTTGATGTATTGAACGTCGCGGAAGTAACCCTGCTCTTGTAACATTTCCGCTAATTTCTTCACTTTTTCACAATATGGGCAACCCGGACGACCGTAAATTTTTAATGACATTGAATATTTCCTTTGTTAAGTAAAACGTAAAGTATTTATAAAATCTGCATCTTCGCTTCAATTCCTAACGAGTTTCTTGCGAGGAATCGCGCGATGTGACCAATGCATTCTATTTGATCTCGGAACTCTTTAATAGGTGAAAGTACTTTTTCCCCTGGGAATTCTGGTGAACTGAATTCTTGATAAATGATGTAAGTAGGGTGAAGTTTATCAGATGATTTCACCCAAAATAAGGTATTGTTTTCGGTTCTACGAGGATCGTAAAATCGTAAAACGCTATCTGGGAAGATCTCGTCAATCTCCGCTTCGATGTATTCCGTCATATTTGCTCCTGTGTTTGCTATGCTAAAACTTTCTCGGTTAAAACCATAAAATTGCAAGATTTCGCTTTTGCGAAGATTCTTGCTGCTTCCCATTTTGCCTGGTTGACTAAGTAAGTGTTGAGCTTGGCTCCGTAACGCTTATCATTCTTCCTAGGCATTTTAGTTTCACCAGAAGATTTGATCTCTACGATGAAGATATCTCCGGTAGTAAACTTCAGCCAAATATCCGGGAAGTATCGGTGAACCTTCCCGTCTACGGGACTTTGATAAGGAATGTGAAATGGTTCTAAACTCCACTCTTCAATCTTTGGATTATGATCACAATATTTGAAAGCTTTGAGCTCCAACCCAGATTTGTAAAGAACACAGAGGTTTCCCTCTATGATCTTGGTGCTCTTCATGTGATCATCTATCGGTAACTTAAACTTCTCAGGATGAGTTAACCGATAGTATCCTTGTTTTGGTTTCTTCATTCAGTTATGTTGATTATAATATTAGATTTCATTTAAAATGTCTACTAAATCTTTCAAACTAATACCAAACTCTTGGGTATTTTGTTTCTTACATTTAGCACATTTAAACTTAGTTTCGAATAGAACTCCAAACATCTTCTCCCCGAATAATTTAGCTACCGCTAAAAAGTCGACTAATCGCATTTTTAGAATATCGAAATCTTCACCTTGATTGTGAGCATCCAACCATTGTAACATGAACATTCCGATACTTGCCGTTGGCGAATCGATGTGGCTAACATCTTGGATAATTTCCGGTCTTACGAATTCAAAGATGTAGTGCTTATTGTCTTTTCCGGTGTACTCGATAAAGAAACGCTCTTTCGAACTAGAAGAGGTCTTCATCACTTTTGCAAATTCCACCGCGATTGGATTTTCGTGACCGCAATGTTCACATTCGAAATTTAGCGGAGCTACCACTTCGAGGTCTTGCATCGCGTTCAGCAATACGTAGATTTGCTCTGGTTGAGATAATCGCTTACCTTCTTCTCCGAAGACTTTAGCAATCAAAGATTCTTCCGTGAATGGTTCATTTCCCTTTTGGATAAAGAATCCAAGATCTAATTCAAATTTCGGTAACTGAAATTCTACATCTGCGGGCAGCTGGGTTGATTTTGATTCTTTTGGTGCTTCATTTACTGGAGCGGTCGCTTTAGCGAAATCTCCAAGTCTAGCGGGTTTCTTTGACATTCTTATCTCCTAATTCTTAATGATATGGTTTAACTAAATTCAAAGTGAGTAACATATTAGGTCCAGCAATACTTAATTTTGAGCTCCAAATTAGGAACAACCCAGATTGCCAGAAATCCCCTTCTGCTGGTAAGTTTGGATCTTCTACCCTTGCGTTCTCAAAATAGCTAATAGGTAGAGTAGTCATAGGAACTACCGCTTTCGCGGATCCTGGGATGACGATCGTAATAGGGACCAACTTAATCTTCGTCGCATAACTTTGTTGCATACGATAATACATGTAACGCGGATTGGTAATATTTTGAGTAACCAAATCCCACGGAGATCCGTAAACCGCGCTCGGAGTTTCATTCTGTTTAATTAAGCCATCAGATACTGGATATGGATTGATCACCGCGGTATCGAATGCTAGACCCATGTAAGTTTCCGCTTTTACTAAACCGATATCATTTGGATCAACTTGAGCCCCGGAAGTCTCAGTCCATTTGAAAGGTTTCTTAACCGCAGTATAATAAGTGTGCTCTTTCTTAGCTTCCGTGCTTAAATCCGGGTTAATTTGGCCAGCGAATTCTTGAATTTTCCAAGGTAGGTCACTTTCAATCTGTTTACCGAAGGTAAATGTATGTTGTTGCCAACCTTTATTGGTAGTGTCAAATTTTGCAAAGATGCTTTCTTGCACGTAATCTGGGTAGTTATTGCCGATTGCGTCCAAGTGCATGATGTCACTCCAGTTGATGACCACAATACCGCCATCTTGCGGATTGGCGTATAATAGAAAGTTATCCTTCATCAACTCTTCTACCAAGTAACTCAACGTCGGGCCGTTAATTGGAGTACAAAAGTTCTCCCAGAAGGTTCCGCGTTCACTAGTAGGAACTCCGGAATAGGTAGTGAATGGAATGTTATGCGCTTTGAAGAACTCTTCCGTGATCTCTAGGATGGTTTTCTTCTCAAAGCATTTCCACCAGATCACTTTGTGAAGATGAACCCAATGCTGCTTATCGAAACCTAACGTTACCATTGTGGTTTTCTTACCGTGTTGATGAGTCATTGAAGTTATGACGCCCTCGTATGGTCTTTCGCCGGATTTGAAATCTTTCAACATAAAGCGAATCTTCTTACCTACTGGATTAAATTGCATCCCGGTAGCATCCAAAGTTCGGAAAGCTTGTGCGGTAAGCACAATTTGTCCAGGTTCCCCGAGAACCCCAACACCGGAGTGTAAGGTGGTTTGAATGATGTGGTCGATAATAATTGGTTTATCATTGATCTCTACTCCAAAGAAATCAATTTTACCGTGAATTGTTTGAACTATTGACATATGGGTTTCTGAGCTCCTTAAGAGAATTAATTATATGTAATGTCAGACTTGCGAACAAAGATTTCCACGATATCATTGTTGGTCGGAATATTCGCGTAAGCGAAACCTTCGCGATTCCAAGTACAGGAAAGATATTCGCTCGGAGTGATAATGAAGCCATCGTAACGATATTCTGCATTTTCTAATACACGGGAGATTACTGCAATTCGACCATCACGAAGTTTAACCAAATCGAAAGGTTTACGATCATTCCAATACCAGCGCTCGTACGGGACGCTTTGAAATTCCAAAGTTTCTGGTTCTTTATGCAGTAAACGCTCTTGCATATTGAATGTCCAATCCGGGTAACCATCTTCATTGAAAGTGGTAATCGCGTTATTAGCCGGATCTAATACAAAGATTCCGTTCTGAGCAATATCTACCACCATTGCGTCCCGCAATTCATCTTTCTCATAGTTGTAGATTGGATAGATTTGAAATTTTAAGTATTCTTTAATGTCTAAATTTTCGGTCATAAAGTGCTCCTAAATCGATCAAAATAGATATTTTTAATTAGATGTATTATAATATACTTCATTACATTAATCAACCAGATGTGTCAAAGGAGCTAAAATGCCATCAAGTACAAGCACAAATATAGACCCGAACCAAGAGGGTAACACAAATTCCGGGGGCTCGGTAAGCAAGAAAGAGATGGATTCCAAAGTCAAAGAAGCTTTTGAATTCGCTGCCAAAGAACTCGGAATGAAAATCAAATTCCAAGGCGGTTATGTAGTCCTCGATTCTGAATGTCCAGCTGGAACCGAAGAGCAACTCAAAAAAGCGAAAGAGGAGTGTGAGAAGGTCGCTGAAAAAAAGTCTGAGCCTCAGGAGGAGCCTAAACCTCTGGAGGATAAGAAGTGCGCGATTGGTAACCCTGCTGAGCGTCAACCAGTTTCTGGTCGCGTTCTTCTCAACGAGAAAATCCCAGGAACTCGATTTACTTACTCAGAATGCGTAAAATCCGAAGCTTTTCCGGGTAACAAACAAGTTGAGTTGGATAACGTAAGCCATGAACTTTTAGCTAACAACGTCTTTGCATTCCAGCAATTAGAGAAATTCTTACAAGCTACTGGAGCTTCCGGTACTGTTACCTCTGGTATGCGAACTGTGGAGTGGGCTAGAAAGAATCACACCGCGGAAGATTCACAACACAATACTGGTTTTGCGATTGACTTTAAACCTTCCGGTTCTGTTAAAGGTCTAATGCAGAAAGTGATCGAGTTGTATAACTCTGGAAAACTTTGCGGTGCGCAATTCATTTACGAAGTTGGTGGTTCACGCGATAGCGGAATTATCCACTTTGACTTTAGTAACCGATCTCCAGGTAAGAAAGGTCCAATGGTCGGTAAGCAATACAAAGGTAACCCGTATTACGAAGTTCGTTCTAACGATGAATTGGAAGCCGCGATTACTAAACGATTAAGTCAACCATAATTTAGTTTCAAATATTAAAAATCTCGATAATTCGAAATCTTCACTTTAGTGAAAAATCGAAAAGTCGAGATTTTTTTTTTTTTTATTTTGAAAGTTCAAAGTTTTGGTCACCGAAACTCGCAAGTTATGTTTTCAAAAGTTTTTCAAAGTATAAAAAAATCTCCGAGTTATCACTAAGGTGAAGATATCGGAGATTTTTATTATGATGTTTTATTATATTAACATAACCAACGTTTAGCGGCTACCGCTGCCATATCATAATAGCTGTTACCGGTAACGCCGTTGGCGTCGACATTGGTTAGTTTCTTAGATCCCGCAGGTCCTAACAAGTG